GACCGTAGGAGGCGTCGTCGATGGCTTTCTTGCGGTTCGTAAGATTGACTCTTACATCCTGAGTCGCTGTTGGGCATGAAGCCTTCAAAAGAGCGGAGACTGCTGGTGTAAGAGACATAAGCCAAGGATATCAGGCGAACAAATGTTCGAATTGTGTGGCACAAAAATACTTTAGAAATATCCTTGTTTGGGGATGATTATTAACCCCAGTTGTGTTATACTTAGTGTACAAGGCAGAGAGAGGAAATGACATGGCTCAGATTGAAAACAACGAGATATTAGATTTCGTCGAATATGTAGATAGTTTCTACAACCCTGTAAATGGTGTTTTCCCAATCGAGGGAGCAACTGTTGAGGCAATTACAAAAGCCATCAAGATTTATGTCGGCGAGGCTTCAACTTGGGGCGGTGGCGACAGCGTGGATAGAGAGTTTGTAAGAGACATCATCATCAAAAACGGAGGGGTGGTAATCAAGTGAGTGAATATGGAATTCCAATCGCAACAGTAGTCGAGGCTGAAAAGCAAGAAGTAAAAGTAGGAGACATTTTCTACACATCATGGGGCTACGACCAAACTAATGTTGAGTTCTACAAAGTAGTCCGTGCTACAAAGTCATCTGTATGGGTTCAGCAAACAGGTCAAACTCGCGAGTATTCAGAGTGGGGCAACGGCGATTACTGGACAACTAAATCAACAGGCGAGATTGCAAGCCGTCAGGTTTACAATTCCGAAACTGGAGAATATGAAGTGAAGTATCCACCAATCACCATGCACCGTATTCAATACTCCTACGGTAAGCCAGCAATCAGAATTAGTTATTCTGCAAACGGATGGTTATGGGACGGTCAGCCAAAACAGGCTTCAACTGGTCACTAATAGATTGGATTATCAACCCCAGTTGTGATAAACTGGGGTTGTTCTCAGAGAGGGGAAAAGATTATGGGATGGGATGTCACTCCAGTAGGTAAGAACATCACTACTAAAAAGTATGTCGTGCATTATCTCAAGACTATGTACAACGATTCTTACGAAGTAGTCAAAATTGTTGAGGGTAAGAACAATCATGGCGAAAAGGCTTTCTATGTTGCTGCTAAGAAAAAAGGCGACAGCCATGTTTTCGGGGTTGTCTTTTTAACTCGCCGTAAGAATGGCTCCGTTGCTGTAAAGGTAATCGGTGAATCATCGGGTCCTGCACAAATCGAGGCTCCAGCAAACTTCATCTACTTGCTATCTCCAACTGAAAACGAATGGGCTAACCAATGGAGAGCAGATTGCATCAATAACTACATCGCAACCAAGATACTAAAGGAGAGTGCATAAATGGGATACACACATTATTGGACAATCAAGGAAGAACTCACACCCGCTCAATTTACGGAGTGGACAAATGGGGTCAAGGCAATCGTCGAGACTGCTACTGAGGCGGGAATTGCACTAGGCAACGGTCTAGGTTTCGATGCACCAAACATCGATGAAACTCTAGTTGCTTTCAATGGTGTTGGAGAAGGCGGACATGAGACTTTCGGAATCCGACTTGGTGACGAGGGCTTTGATTTCTGCAAGACAGCAGAAAAGCCTTATGACGCCGTTGTTACTGCAAGCCTTATCCACGCCAAGAAAATCTTTGGTGATGCAATCGAGATTAAGTCAGATGGCGACTGGGATGATTGGGAGGGCGGGCAACTGCTCTACGAGACTGTCTTTGACATCCAGCCTGAGAGTGTCATCGCATGAGCGAGGAGATACTGAATGACCTAGTGGATGAGTTTGGCAAGGGAATTCTCTCGTCATCTCATCCACATACAGGTTTAACTTTGAGGCAATGTCAGATAATCTTGAATGAGCATGGATTTGAAAAAGGTATTGAAATTGTCAAAGAATGGAAGGAAAAGAATCGTGGCTCTAACTGAACGAGAAAGAATCATTAAAGAGGTTCAAGCCTTCGCATCTGAATATGGGCATCTGATGACCCGTGATGGCGTGACTCGAGATGTCGTAATCGTTGAGCAACTACTAGATTTTCTTACCCCTCCAAAAGAACTAGGAAAGTAACATGACAAAAAAAATACTTTTTAAGGCTAGTTATCCTTGGTTTTTTGAAATTGCCCCGAAGCCAATCCCAGCAAAGGAAAATTTACCTGACTGGTTTAGAAAGATGAGTCCTTACAAGAGTGCGCCGAATAATCCTCTCGGCAAGGGTTTTTCTTTGATGAATATGAGAGCGAACACCTCGGGGAAAAAATGTGTTCCCATGTTAGACGCTCTTACGAGTGGCTACCTCATACCTTTATGGAGTGATGTTTATGTGGATGCCACAAGTGAAATTGAACCTCCTACAATAACTTGGCGAGTATCGCGACCTGTTTTCGAAATGCACGGCGACCAAAGAGAAGGCGTGGAACCACCCGATGGTTTTCACTTACAGCCCTTTAAGTATTTGAATTATTGGCGAATCATAACCCCACCTGGATATTCAGTTTTAGTGACTCATCCTTTTGGATTTAGAAATACAAACTTGCAAGCGATTCCCGCTGTCATTGATTCAGATAAATCAAACTTACAGATTTTGTTTCCTGTTTGGATTAAAAAAGGTTTCAAGGGTGTCATTGAGAAAGGAACTCCTATTGCTCAAGTAACGCCTTTTAAGCGCGAGAACTGGGAGGCAGAATTCTCGACTCATGCCAACGATACGGATTATCAAAATTTGCAAGATGCCAGTTTTGGTTCAAATCTCATCAACAATTACATGCGACGAGAATGGTCAAAAAAACTTTACGATTAACTAGAAACCCCGAGCCACCTGAAGTAAATCTGTAACCTTTATCAGATAGCCTTTTGAGTAATTAGGCGGAATCGAACACTCAATTGGATGACCGTACTTCTCAACGGTTTTCTTCAACTGGTCGGTAGGCACAATAATCGCCATCGCCTCCAACACGAAAGCCCAATGCGTCGCCGTGCTTGTCTGTAATGCCGATGGGTACCATTCGGACTTGTTATCGCTCCAGCACCAAGTCTCGATAAAAAGGTTTCCAGTATTTTTCCAGCGCTTATCTCGCTTGACCTCAACAGTCTCAATGTTTAGTAAAGATTTAATGTAGGACTCGCCCTCTTGCCCGTATCGTAAATCTAAATCAAAGTCAGAGCGCTTTACATTGTCCATGGGTTTGTTTGTCCAATCGAAATAGGTGCAACGGTAGGGATAATGTTTTTGTTTTCATATACTGCGAGAAGTATCGCTTCGGCTCGGTCAGGGCTGTGAACGCCACGCCGTTTCATGTCAGCCTTGGCTTCAATCTGTATGCGACCTGACGAATCAGATTTGTAGGTAGGTCCTGCCAACTGCGCTAAAACTTGTCTATCGACATCAAGGCGTAGTTCCTGCCTGTCATCTCGAGGCTGTAAAAGGGTACGAGCGTTCCACCACATTTCTGCTCTTTGATTCTTGAACTTAGTTTGGTCTTTCGGCTTCTCGGCAACATTGACCCCAATAACCACCGCTCGCAATCCGCGCTCTTTTACCCATCTATCCAAAAGCGAGACGACACCCCAGCCAACTCCAATCGTGTCAATCTTGACGCGGACTAAATCCGATAAGCCTCTGTCCTTATGGATAGCAACTGCCTTCTCAATCTCAGCAATGACCACACCCGCGACATCAACAGCGTTTGCATTGACCTTGCCTGAACTGCGATGAATAATCGATGCGACATAACCATCCGCCTTTGCGATAACGAATTCATCTCCACCATCGGATGCAATATCCACACCCAATCGGATAACTGCGCTTTCCAGCATCTCTTCGTTTTGTGTTGCCAACTCAGCCCAATGGTAGGGAATGACCTTGCCTGTTCCCGTTTGTGGGAATCGTGCATGAACACGGGCTTCAACGAATGGAGAATCCTCTCCGAATTCGCTGATTACATCATCAACCCAAGTTTGGTCTACTAAGTGCGTTGCAACATCATGAGCCTCGACATGCGGTGGACATGACCGACATTGACCAGTCGCCTCACCCGTGAAGTTTGGAGTATCAAAAGCGCTAATCGGCAAAATGTTATAGAGCGGACTCGCACAGATTCTTTCGAACCATGACTGTTCTTGGTCCGTAGGTGGGTTTCCCAATACGAGAAGGCGTGTATGTCCACCCGTCATAAGCGCTTCAAGTGCGCCACCAATCTTGTCCGAGATACCTCCAGCCTCATCAACCACAATCAATAGATGCGGTGCGTGGATACCCTGAACTGCTGCCTCATTATTATCGGCAGGACGGAAACCGTAGGCAACTACCGTGCCATCCATTTTCCATTCAGTAGTTAAAATCTCTCCAGGTAATTCATGGGATGTGTGAACTTTTCGAATCTGCGCCCACATAATGTTTCGAACCTGTTTGAAAGTCGATGCT